GCACAATGAATGACGAGAACCTAGTAGTAAAGTGGCGTAAGCGCTGCATAGAAAAAGGCATAAGCCTAAACCAAGTTTGCGAAGAGGTGGGCATAAGCAGAGGCCTGCTAACTAAGTGGGAAAAGCGCGAGCCTAAGACACTACAAATAATAAGGGCAATAGAAAAGGTACTAGAGTAGTATATTTGTGTGCTAGTTGTTAGTTTCTAGCATTCTGTTTTCATGTTAAGCCCCCTTGGTAATGCTTGGGGGTTTTATTTTTTTAAACTTTTTTTAATTTTTTTTACAAAGTGCTTGCATATGTGTAAACTATGTGCTTAGTTCGCATTCACATAATACTAACACTATGGCACTAGACTTAATTTACCTAATCATTGGCACCCCCGTTACTATTGCAGTAATGTACGGCGCGCACTGCATTAAGCAGACAGTAAAACACTACCAGAATTTACCCGAGGCCACTCCCTACCAGTTCGAGCGTGACGAATTTATAGAAGGGTTTAACGAGGCAATTAAACACCAGCGCAAGGAGATTAAGCGCATGTACAAAGGCAAAATAAAATAACATGAATACACCACTAGAAAACACCATTTTAGACTTGTTGCACTTAGTTGAGCATTACGAGTTTACAGAGCGCCACGGAGGCAAGGCCAACGCAAGCGACGCTATTAAAGCAGCTGTAAAGCTGTGCGAAAAACGACTACAAGAGGAGGCCGACTGCATAGCCGAGGCTTACAATGCGGCAGGCGGTCCTTGTTGGGGCGGTCACTACTTTGCCGAAATGTTTAGAAGCGGCGAGGATGCGGCTAAAAGTTATGTAGGCTACCAGTATAGAATTAAAACGACCGACATATGATTTACTTATTTTACACTGCACTAGGCTTAGCCGCTGTTATTAGTATTGGCACAATTAAAGCACAAATTGCACATATTAAGGGGCTAAAAGGAATGTATAAGGAAGAGAGCCGTAAGGCACACGCTCTGCAATTAGAGGTCCTAGACTTTAAAGCAAAACTGCGCGAATGCACGGACGCTAAACAAACATGGGCAAAACTAGCACACGAAGCCAGCGAGGACCTTAACTATATGACGCGAGTACACGCTGGAGAACTGGACGCTATGCGTTTACAAATTTACCAAGCCGAGCAGTTTATGCACAGAGTTAGAGAGCAGAAGAGACGCTGCGAGCGGAAAAGAAGGGAGGCAAAAAATGCATCAAGCAAAAACTGAGGTAGACTACTTAATACTATACGGAAAAACACGGCAGAAGGTTAGGGCGCTCGAATTACAACTAGAGCGCCTTATAGCCCGCCATAATATAGAAGTTGAAATGCTAAAAGCAGAACTAAATAGCCCACAGCATAAAACACTTACTGCCAAAAAGGAGTTAATTAACGAGCTACTGCTAGAGGTTTGCAAGGTGACTAACACAACGGCGGGTCAGTTAATGAGCCCAAGCCGTGAGCGTAACATTGTAACAGCGAGGCACTTGTTTTTTTACATTGCACGGCATGAGTATAACCAAAGCTGGGCAAAAATGACGCGTCTACTGGACCGCCACCACACTAGCGGAATGCACGGGGCTGCACAATATGCAAACTATTTAAATTTAGGCTATAAGGGTGAGACTAAACTGTATAGCATGGTAATGCTGGCAATGAATAACAAAGGAGGTAACAATGAGCAACAATAAACAAAGTATGAAAAAACTAATATTAGCAACATTACTTATCGGAATGATAAGTGGTTGCACAGAACCAACAGTATCATCAAGAACTACAAACTACACAATACCCAGTCAAGGCAATTTAGCATCAGACCCGCTTAAAGTATGTGTAATCGAAGGATGTGAATACTTTATTTGTAAAAATTACAAGGGCGATATTCTATGTCACAAAGGAAACTGCAAAAACATAATACACAAGGGAGGTGAGCAATGAACGACAAAATAAAAGAACTCCTTGAAAACGCAGAGCAATCAGATGCAATAGCAATAAACAAATGGCGTATTGAAAATCGTGAACAATTAAGAAAAGAAAGAAAACAAAAACTAAAAGAACTTATGGAAAAAGATAAAAAACAAATGGAAAGAGATAAAAAACAAAAGGCAATAAACGCTTTAATTATTTTGATAGGAATTTTAGCGCTTATAATAGCCATGCATAAGAGTATACATTTTTTTCTTGGGGTAATAATTCTTCTTCTTCTGGTATTTGCTTACTGCGGTATTTATTTAATGCTAAGTCGAAACACAACTAACAAAGTAAAAAGAGAGAAATGAAAAAGGTATTAGTATTTACAATAAGAATAGTATTGCTATTTACAGTCGGTATTATATGTAAGTTATTGATAGCAATGTTTGATGATTACAACCAAGCATTTAAGAATGGATGGCACTAATGGAAAACAATAAACAACAAACGGCAGTGGAGTGGTTTCACCAAAAAACTTGGGCTTTGAAAATTCAATTAGAAAAGGGTGAAATATCAATAGGTGAATATGCAAATACTTATGCTACTTTATATGAACAAGCCAAAGAAATGGAGAAGGAAAGAATTGAAACTGCATACAACAAAGGAACAGTTCATGGAATTGATTATCCTGAAAGTACACTACCAATAACTGGTGAACAATACTACAACGAAACCTACGGAGGAGGCGAACAATGAAAACATTTATAATCACAATAGAAATAGAACACACAGACCGCAGTTTTCAGCGCCCAGAAGTGCAGCAGTTTGTTGCACAAATAGGCAGCCCGCAGGCTAACTGGGTAAAAGAAATGCGCAAGGCATTTAAGCAGACCATACTAGGCGAGAAGGCCCAAGACATCCAAGTAACTTATGCGTTAAAGGAATGAGGCACGGCAGTTTATTTTCAGGCATTGGCGGCTTTGACCTCGCAGCCGAGTGGATGGGTTGGGAGAATGTTTTTCACTGCGAGTGGAACCCTTTCGGCCAGCGCGTACTGCATCATTACTGGCCAAACGCCGAAACTTTCACAGACATAACAAAAACAGATTTTACAAAATACTATGGAACAGTTGACATTATTACTGGAGGATTTCCCTGCCAGCCCTACAGCAGCGCAGGCAAACGCCTCGGAAAAGAAGACGAGCGCCATTTATGGCCAGAAATGTGCCGAGCAATACGCGAAATTTCCCCTAGTTTCGTCGTGGGCGAAAATGTTCGCGGCCTCACTAATTGGAACGGGGGGATGGTATTCGAAGAGGTGTGCGCTGAGTTGGAAAGTATTGGGTATTCGGTCGCGCCCGTTATTATACCTGCGTGCGGGGTCGGCGCGCCACACAGAAGAGAAAGAGTTTGGTTTGTTGCTTACTCCGACAACAATAGACATAATCCCGAACCAAGCGAGGTATCAAAAAAGAACGGAATATCGGGAAAGCACAGGGAGAAAATGGGCTCCAGGGAGTTTGACGGAACAATTATTTTACGGGATGCTTCCGACGCCAACAGCACACCAACACAATGCGGGAACCGCAAAGCCACGGAAGGACGGCAAGACAAGGGAGGACGAATTAAATCACTTGGTTTCAATATGGAATGGGAAAAGTTCCCAACTCAATCCCCGATTTGTGGCGGAGATGATGGGCTTCCCACCGAATTGGACGGAGTTACCTTTTCAAAATGGAGAGCCGAAAGTATAAAAGCCTACGGCAATGCAATAGTGCCGCAAGTGGCTTACGAAATTTTTAAAGCAATAACAAAAACAATATGAAAACAGAAAACTTAACACCAGTTGAAACCTACGCCTTTAAGGTGCTAGAGTTGCTTATGGCTTACGGCCGTAAAGAATTAACAGACGAGGGCCTAGTAAGTGCCGTAGTTACCCTAAAAAACGAATGCCTAGACGCTGAAAAGCGAGAACATCAAAACTGGTTTAACAAGGGCTTTGAGTTCTACCATGGTCAACTTATGGCTAAAACTTTGGTAAGTTAAAAACTTTGCTATATTTGTAGCGTTAACTGGAGAGTAGGAGACTCCTAATGTTAAACGACTTTTGCCCTGTTGGGTTAGCCGCACTCCTACTGCGCTAACTTGGCGGGGCTTTTTTATGCAATGAAAGAAACCGACGAACTGGGAATGTTTGTATTATTCCCGACTAAATTACTAGAAATTTTAACGCCAAGGCAGGCCGTAATTATGGGCATGATTATAGGCATGGCAAAAAAGAGCGGTTACGCTTACCCAACTAATAAAACAATAGCTAGCATTTTAAATATGACAACTATAACAGTACAAAGAGAGTTAGCAATTTTGGAGGGGGCAGGATTTTTGCGCAGGGAATTAATCCGTAACGACAAAATGGAGGTGCTTAGTCGAAGAATTTACCCTCACATCGGATTAGACGGGGGGGTGGTAACAGAATTGAGAGGAGGGGTCATAACAGAATTGACACCACCCTCCCCTCAGGATTGCAATAACTATAATAATAATACTAAAGACATAAATACTAAAAGTATATTGTCGTTTGACGAGGCTTGGGTTTTATACACTAGAAAAGGAGTTAAAAAAACTGCACAGACTGCTTGGGCTAAGTTAAAAGACGCTGAAAAGGACCATTTACGCGCCTTTATTCCAAAATTCATACAAAACCATGAGCAGGCCGACAAAATAGAATTTTTACCCCATTTTACAACCTTTTTAAACCAAAAGCGCTTTAATGACGAATTGCCGTACAAGTTAAAGCCAGTACTTATACCACAAACCACAGTTAAACCCGTTAAAGCCTCTTTAAATGACGAATAGCATAGACATTAACCACGAAATAAGAATAGTAAAGGCCATAGTAAACGCAAAAGAAGTCTGGAGGGTATACCTAAAGCAGAAACTACACAGCGAACACCCAACCAAGCAGGCCGCGTTTAAAAAGGCTCACTCGTTAAAACTAATTTACAACTAATGGACACCGAAACGCACATAATTAGCCAGTTACTCTTTTACCCAGAGTTTCACCACCAATTACCTAAGGTTAAGCCCCAGTGGTTTAAGAAGCCTTTACACCAAAAATTAATAAATGTTATGACCGCCCTTTACTTAGAAGGAACGCCTTTTGAAATAATAAGGCTCTCTAAGGCGTTAAAAGGTGCTGAGTTAATAGAAACCCTTACTATACAGCAGAAAGTTGCTTACAAGTCGTCTATTAGCCCTTATTTGCGAGAATTAGAGTATAATTACCTACATACTCAATTTATAGACCGCCTCGGCAACCTAAATTTAACCAAAGACCTTAACGGACTAATGCAGGAAGTACAGCAGCTACTCGACAGCACACAATTTAGCAGCGCTAAGGCTCCTAACAGCATAGTAAACGAGACCAATAAAGTAGTAGACAAAATAGTAGAAAACATACAGAAAGGGCAACGCCTGACTGGTAAGCCTACTGGCTGGCTATTCTTAGACAAGTACTTAGGAGGCTACAATGGTGGCGACTTAATCGTAATAGCAGGACGCCCTGCAATGGGTAAAACTGCCTTAGCGTTAAGCCTTACAAAAGACTTTGCAGCGACTGGGGGCAAGGCCCTTTTCTTAAGCCTAGAGATGAGTAACGAGCAGTTAGCAAAGCGTTACCTTTCCCTTATTGGCAATATACCTAATTACAAGGTGCGTAACGGAGCGCTTAAAGAGAATGACATAGACAAACTCTGTAACATTGCCAACAGCCAAACAATTAACTTTTACATTGACGACGACGCCGAGACCTCAATAGCAGACATAAAGGCCAAAGTTAAACTACACAAAGGCAAGCACGGGCTAGACTTACTCGTAATTGACTACATACAGCTCATCAAAGGCACAAAGCAGAACAGAGAGCAGGAAGTGGCAGAGATTAGCAGAAACCTAAAGCTATTGGCTAAGGAGTTAAGCATAACCGTTATAATCTTAGCGCAGTTAAGCAGAGCCAGCGAGTCACGCCAAGACAAGCGCCCATTACTTAGCGACCTAAGAGAAAGCGGTGCAATAGAGCAAGACGCTGACTCTGTGCTATTTCCTTTTCGCCCAGCATATTACCAAGAGGAGAAGCCAGTAATAGAAGAGGCTGAGTTAATCATAGGCAAGAACAGAAACGGCGAATGCGTTACAATTCCGACGACATTCGAGGGGCAGCTAACACTATACAAGGAGAATACAAATGCCTAACATTAACCCAAGCAAGCGCGCTAAAGCAGCACGAAAAGAATACACTAAGGGCGCTTACAAAGAGCCTCGCTATAATACTACGCAATGGCGTAATGTCAGGGCTTTAATACTTCAAGACTCGCCACTATGCAAAGCCTGCGAAGAGGTCGGACTTATAACCCTAGCGCAAATGGTTGACCACATAAAACCAGTGAGGTTAGGCGGAAACTTTTGGGACAGAAATAATTTACAGCCCTTGTGCAATTCGTGTCACGCTTCAAAAAGTGCAAAGGAGAGGCACGCTGACCCGTATGGGGGTGAAAATCTTGACGCGTAGTGTACAAAAC